ACAATTAGTAATATTTTTGGAACAATAACGACTATTCTTCAAGACGTAAATACAACAACTGTTGGAAATGATTTAAACGGTGCAACATTAACAAGAATTCGAACTCTTGCTAGGTTTTTAGATGCTGTAAATTTTACTGGGGGTACAAATCCTTTTGGTACACCAGATCCTACAGCAGAATTTCCTCAAGAAATTTATATATTGGATCGTAAAGTTACTGAAAATAGAAGTATTGTTACATGGGAAGCTCAATCTGCTTTGGATTTAGTAAATGTAAAATTACCAAAAAGAATTGCTACTAGAGATATTTTCCCTGGTATTGGAGCATTTTTAGGATGAGTTGGAAAGATATTGTATTACAACACGCACAAGAAGAATCACCGCAGGAAATATGTGGCTTGTTAACTGTTTATAAGGGAAAAGAAAAATATTTTCCATGTAAAAATATAGCTGAAGATAAAGGAGAATATTTTATTTTAGATCCTGATGATTGGATAAAAGCTGAAGATGAAGGAGAAGTTGTTGCCGTAATACATAGTCATCCAAATTATCCACCATATCCTAGTGATGCTGATTTAGCTAGTTGTGAATATTTAGACTTACCTTTTTATATTGTCACTCCAGAAACAAAACAATGGCATTTCTTTAAACCTTCTGGTTATAAAAAAGGATTGATTGGTAGAGAATGGGTTTGGGGAGTGCAGGATTGTTGGAGTTTGATACATGATTGGTATGAAGAGAAGAAAAACATAAAATTAAAACATTGGGAAAGGCCAAAAAGTCCTAAAGAATTTTGTGAAAATCCATTATTTGAATATGCTGCATCATCAACAGGTTTTATTGAATTAGAAGATACGGTAGATTTAAAAGAAGGTGATGTGCTTCTTATGGATACAACAAATACAGGTAAATTAAATCATGTTGCTTTGTATTTAGGTAATCAAACTATTCTTCAACATTGTGTGAAAAGACTTAGCTGTAGGGAACTGTATGATAAAGAACATATAGACTGTACTAAGAAGAGGTATCGCTATGCTCAGTAAAATTACAGTTTATGGAAGATTAGCTCGATTTCTAGGAGAACGTACATTTGAAGCTGAAATATCATCACCTACAGATGTTTTTAAATTTTTAATTGCTAATTTTCCTAGATTGGAATCTCACATGATGGAACAAAGCTATTGTGTCAAGATAGGAGATTATGAGATTAATGAGACTGAACTGAACATTCCAGTTGGTCAGCAAGAAATAAAAATAGTTCCAGTTGTTATGGGAGCAAAAGATGGAATAGGAAGATTTATTTTGGGAGCAGTGCTTATTGGTGCTGCTATTGCGTTTCCAGGTGCATCATTAGGATTTAGTGGATTTACAAAAGCTGCTGGATTTAGTGCTTTTCAAGCTACAGTTGGAAATATTGGTATTTATTTAGCATTACAAGGAGCAGCACAAATGTTAACTCCTACAGAAGAACTTGGTGGAGCTTCTGACGATCCAGCTAGTTTTACATTTAATGGAATACAAAATACTATAAGGGCTGGTGTTGCCATCCCAGTTGTATATGGGGAAATATTTACTGGATCTCTTGTAGTATCAGGAGGTATTGATACAGATGACTTCTCAGGTTAATTATGTTTAAAGTTGCTGAAATACATCCTGGAGCAGGACGAAAAGAGATTCAGTTAAATCCTTTTAAATGGTTTAACAGTGGTGGCGGTGGCGGCAATGCTACGGTTACTTTTATTAATAGTGCCATACAAAGTAAACAGGCAATAAATCTTCTTGAAGTAGTAAGTGAAGGAGAAATTGAAGGTTTTCCTTCAGCAGTTGGATTAACAAAAGGAACTGAAGCTTATAATAAAGCAGCTTTAAAAGATATATTTCTATCATCTACACCTATTGTTAGGCCAAGTGCAAATTCAAATAACATTACGGAAGCTGACTTTAATTTTAAAGGAATTAAATTTGAGCCTCGTTTTGGAACGTCAGATCAAACTTTTATAAAAGCTATTAGTGATATTGAAAATGAAGAGGCTGTAGGAGTAAGAGTCACTAATGCTTCACCTGTTACAAGGACTATAAGTGATTCAAATATTGATGCTATTAGGGTCACAATCCGTTTTGATGCTCTTGTTAGTATTAATGAAAAAGATGGAAAAAATATAGGAACTTCTGTTGATATATTCATAAAATTAACTGAAAATGATGGAACTGTAAGTCTTTTTAATAAAAACACCGATAGTGACGGACCTTCAATCTTACCTGCTGGTCTTTTTGGTCTTATTTTCTTTAATCTTACAAATAATTCAGAATTTACTATAAAAGGAAAATCGAGAAACTCATATAGCAGAGATTTTTTAATTCCTATTAAGGATAATGCCTCTTTTCCAATACAGGTAACGGTTGGTCGAGATTCTGCCGATAGTACTAGTGAAAGAATCACTGATACATTTTCATGGTCATCTTTTACCAAAATAATAGATGAGCAAAGACCTTATCCTGATATAGCTCATCTTTATTTACGTTTTGATGCTGAACAGTTTCCAACTGTTCCAGATCGTATGTACAGGATTCGTGGAGTTAAGGTAAAAATACCACATAATGCAACTGTAGATCAGACAAATGGAAGATTAACTTATAGTGGAACATTTAATGGAACACTTACTACTACTACACATTGGACAAGTGATCCAGCCTGGATATTATTTGATCTTTTAACAAATAGTAGATATGGACTAGGAGATCATATTACTGAAACTCAACTTGATAAATTTGCTTTCTTCAGTGCTTCTTTTTATTGTTCTGAACTAGTTGATGATGGTGATGGAGGGCAAGAACCTAGATTTAGCTGTAATGTAGTTCTTCAAAAAAGAGAAGATGCATTTAAGACAGTTATGTCTCTTAGTTCTGTAATGAGAGGTATGACATTCTGGAGTGCTGGATCTCTTACTCTTTCGCAAGATAGACCTACAGACCCTAGTTATCTTTTTAATTTGTCTAATGTAACAGCCGAAGGGTTTGTTTATTCTGGAACAAGTTTAAAAACAAGATCTACTGTTGTATCTGTGTCTTACTTTGACATGGAAAATCAAGAATTAAATTTTGAGACTGTTGAAGATACTACTGCTAAAAATAAATATGGAATTATCCATAAAAAAATTACAGGTTTTGCTTGCACATCAAGAAACCAAGCTAGAAGATTAGGAAGATTTATTCTTTTTGAAGAACAAAATGCTACAGAAACAATTAGTTTTGCTACTGGATTAGCAGAAGGGGTAATTGTTAGACCAGGACAGGTGATTGAAGTAAGTGATCCAGTAAAAGCTGGTCTGAGAAGGGGAGGTAGAATTAGTTCTGCAACAACAAATACTGTAACGGTAGATAATACATCTGATACAGATTTAGATTCTACAAATAGCCCGACACTAAGCGTAATAATGCCTGATGGAACGATTAGTACTAAAAATGTAGCCTCGATAAGTGGTGCGGTAATAACACTTGCTAGTGGTGAAAATTTTCAAATGAAAGATGCAAGCGGTAATTTGGTTAATACTGCTCCAAATTCTAATAGTGTTTGGATTTTAGAGAACACAACTTTACAGACTGCTCAATGGAGAGTTGTGAGTATTACTGAAGATAAAGATAATTATGCAATAACTGCAACATCGTATATTGAAGGAAAGTACGCTTTTATAGAAGATGGCTCTCCACTTCCAGAAAGAAATATAACTGTTTTAAATGAACTGGTTGATCCTCCTAATGGTGTTACTGCAACAGAAGAATTTTTTGTAGAAAATGATAAAGCTAGAACTAGATTAAATTTAGATTTTAATCATAATACTCAAGCTAGTGGATATGAGATTCAGTTTAGAGTTGATGACGGTAATTTTACAACAGTTAGAACACAAAGTTCAGAATTAGAACTTTTAGATTCATTACAAGGAAGATATGAATTTAGGATATTTTCATTAAATTCAATATTTGAACCTTCTGCCGAACCAACAGCTTTTACTTTTGATGCTTTAGGAAAAACTGCTTTACCAGGAGATGTGCAAAACTTAAAAATAGAACCAATATCAGATCAGTTTGTAAGATTACGTTTTGACAAATCTGTAGATCCTGATGTAATTCATGGAGGAAATGTTGTTGTCCGAAGTAGCAATGCAACCAGCGGAGCTACATTTACTAATGCAGTTGACGTAATCCCTGCACTTCCAGGAGCTATCAACGAAACAATCGTACCAAATATTGTTAATGGAACGTATATTTTAAAATTCCGTGATGATGGAGGAAGATTAAGTTCTGGGGATGCTTCTATAACAATGCTGCAAACCGTTCCAAATACGTTACCAAAACTTACTGTTTTAGAAGATAGGGAAGATCAAGACAGTCCTCCTTTTCAAGGGACAAAAGTTGACTGTTTCTTCAGCGATGATGTAAATGGACTTGTGCTTGGTTCGCTCGTAACTTTAGATGATGAATCAAATTTTGATGCTATTGCTGATTTTGATTTTATTGGAGCGGTAGATATTACAGGTGGTTCTTATGAATTTGCTAATACTTTAGATCTAGGTGGTAAACAGCCGTTGAGATTACTAAGACATTTTGTTACTCAAGGTTTTTATCCTAACGATTTAATTGACAGAAGGACAGCTAATGTCGATACCTGGACTGATTTTGATGCGGCAACAGCTTTTAATGTCGGTGCTTCTTTATTAGTAGCTACTACTGATCTCGACCCTGATTTATCAGTTTCAGCTACTTACGGACAAAGCGGAACAACTATAACAATTACAAAGACTTCACATGGATATTCTGTCGGTGACTTTGTCTTAATTGATTTTACGGCTGGTTCTGCGACTGATGGTAACTATGAAATAATTTCAAAAACAGACAATACATTTACCGTTACTTCAGCTACAAGTGCAACTATTTCAAGCGGAACGTCTTGCACTTACGGAGCAAACTTTACACAATTTAATCCTTTTGTTAATGGAAGTTATGTTGCAAGAGGATTTAAATTTAGATGTGAAATGGATAGTGATGATCCAGCACAGAGTATAGAAATAGATCAGTTAGGATATACAGCAGAAATAGAAAGCAGAACAGAAACAAGTCTTGGTAATGCAGGAGCTTCAACAGGTGGATTTATTGCATCTGGAACGTCAACAAAATCTGTTACCTTTACAAATAGTTTCTTTACTGGACAATCTGGTACTAGCATCGCAGCTAATTCTGTTTTACCTTCTATTGGAATTACTATAGAAAACGCAGAACAAGGAGATTTCTTTGCATTATCAAATATAAGTTCAACAGGATTTGATATAGACGTGAAGAATAGTAGCGGAAATAATGTAGATAGAAATTTCAAATATGCAGCTACAGGCTTCGGGCGTGGTAGTTAGAGTTGAATTAGGATATACTTAGAGAAAATTTTGGATTAGGAAATGGCACAACACGATTATGTTATAGATAACTCCACTGGAGCAAACGTCAGGGCTGATATAAATAATGCTTTATTAGCAATTTCAAGTAATAATTCTGGATCGTCAGCACCAAGTACAAATTACGCAAGTCAATTTTTTGCTAATACAACATCAAGTATTATGCAGCTTAGAAATACTGCCAATAATGCTCATGTAAATTTATTTACGTTAGCTGGTGGGCCAGCATTTGCTGTTGATGGAACAATAAATTCCGTAAATATTGGTAAAGGAGCAAACTCTGTTTCTGGTAACACTGTTCTTGGAGAAAGTGCTTTAGATGCTTCTGTTACTGGTGGAAATAATACTGCTATAGGTAAGGAAACATTAGGATTACTAACTTCTGGTGCTTCTAACGTGGCCGTGGGTGCTAATGCCCTAGATGCTAACGTAACAGGTAACAGTAATACTGCTTTAGGTAAAGACGCATTAGGAGCTAATACAACATCAAGTAACACTGCCGTAGGTGCTGAGGCTTTGAAGGTTAATACTTCTGGAGGAGATAATGTAGCGGTTGGATCAAATGCTTTAGACGCAAACACAACAGCAAGTTTTAATACTGCCGTAGGTGAAGGCTCTCTGGGTGCTAACACTACTGGAGCTAGTAACTCTGCTTTAGGTAGAAGAGCTTTAAATCTAAATACTACGGGAGCATCTAATACTGCTGTAGGTGCTAGTGCTCTTTTAAATCAAACCACAGGAAGTTCTAACACAGCCTGTGGTGAAAGTTCATTACAACAAAACACGACAGCATCGGATAATACTGCTGTAGGTTATGAGTCTTTAAAAGCAAACACAACTGGATCAACAAACGTAGCAGTAGGAGCTTTAGCCTTAGATGCAAATACTACTGGTAGCGGTAATACAAGTTTAGGAAAGTCATCTTTATCTGCTAACACAACAGCGAATAACAATACTGCTGTTGGAAATGATGCTTTAAAACTTAACACAACTGGAACAGAAAATACAGCCGTAGGTGCAAATGCTTTAGATGCTAATACTACTGCTAGTGGAGGTGCAGCTTTTGGTTTAGGTGCTTTAGGTGCAAATACAACAGGTGCAGAAAATACTGCTTTAGGTACTTCATCAATGCAGCTAAATACTACAGGTGCGAGTAATACTGCTGTAGGAAATCAAGCTTTAAAAGCAAATACAACAGCAGATAATAACACTGCGGTAGGGTATCATGCACTGACAGCAAACACAACTGGATTCTCTAACACTGCCGTAGGAAGAAGTACTTTAGTATCTAATACTACTGGAGCAGAAAACGTAGCAGTGGGTTCTTTTTCTTTAGATGATAATACTACAGGATCAAATAATGTTGCTTTTGGAAATAGTGCTTTAGGAAACAATACAACAGCAAGTAATAACACTGGAATTGGAAAAGATGCTTTACACGCAAACACAACTGGTTCTACAAACACTGCAATCGGATCGGCTACCTTAGATGCTTGCACCACTGGATCTTCTAATACTGGTGTTGGTCGGGAAGCCTTAGGAGTACTTACTACTGGAGATTCAAATACGGCTGTTGGTATAAATGCAGGTAT